TTAAAAGAAGAATAGATATATTGGAAATGGATTTTGCTGAACAATATAAATTTAGAAATGCATTTATTATTGATTTAAAATCTTCAAAATTAAGTAATGATTTGAATAAAATTATTAATTAGAAAATTATTACTAAATAATTTAACATAAATATACAATTTTTTAAAAATCCTATAGAAATATAGGATTTTTTTTTACTTTTTTTATTTTTTTATTAAAATAATATTTTTTAAATTTTTTAATATATATTTATAATAGAATAAAAGAAAATGAAAAATACTACTTTAATAAACCTAATATAAGTAGTTCATATTATAATTTAATAAAAATATATTAACTAATTTAATTTAGTTATTGATAATATTCAGGAGTAAATATTATGACAAAAGATTTAAAATTTTTAGATGAAGCAATTGCTGATGCTGAAGTAATCCAAGAACAGGCTTTAAAAAAAGCAACAGATTTTTTAAATGAAAGATTTTCTAATCAAGTAAAAGATGAATTAGAAAAAGCATTAAAAGAAGAAGATGAAAAAATTTATAATTCATTATTAGAAAAAAAATCTAAAAAAGTCGAAGAAGAAGATGATGAATTAGATGAAAAAAAATCATGTAAAAAAGAAGAAGCCGATGTTGATAATGATGAAGAGTTAGACGAAGAAGATGATGAAGAAGTTGAAGATGATAAAAAGAAAAAAGTAAAAGAATCTAAAAAAGTTAAAAAAGAAGAAGATGAAGATGACAAGTTAGATGAAGAAGACGACGAAGATGATAAATTAGATGAAGCCGAAGAAGATGACGAAGAAAAAGAAGATGAAAATGATGAAATTGAAGAATCTACAGATTTTGATTTAGATAGTTTAATAGAAGAATTAAAACAAGAAACTTTAGATGAATCTGATGAAGAAGAATTATTTGAAATTGATTTAAAAGAATTATCAGAAGCATTAGAAGACGATAAAGATGATGAAGACGACAAAGAATTAGATGATGAAGAAGATGATGATGAACTTGAATCTGAATCCGAAGAAGACGATGAAGATGACGACAAAGAAAAAATTAAAAAAGAAAATAAAGAATTAAAAGCCAAAATTAAAGAATTTGAAGAAAAATTTGAAGAATTAAGTGAAAGTTTAAAAACAACAGCATTTTTAAATGAAAAATTAAAATATGCAAATATGTTAACTTCTTCAGGCGAATTAGACGATAATCAAAAGCAAAAAATTATCAATGCATTTGATAAAGCAAAAGATATCGAACAATTAAAACTTACTTATGAAACTTTAATAGACGCTTTTAATTTAGAAGTGATAGAAGAAAAAGAAGAAAAACAAACTAAAAACATTAAAAAAGAGAAAATTCTTGCATTTGAAGAAGGGTCAAGTAGACCAGAAAGAAATACACTTGTTGAAAATGAAGATGTAATTAATGAAAATAAATTCATTAGTATGGACGAAAAACTTAGAAATCAAAAATTAGCAGGAATTGGGAACTGAAAATAATCAAAAATTAGGAGATTAAAAAAATGAATCTTAACTTATTAATGGAAGATTACAAACAACATTCCCAATATGCTGCAACCAGAAATCTGGTTGAAAAATGGGAAAAAACAGGTCTTTTAGAAGGTTTAGATACAGAATATGAAGTCAATAATATGGCTATTTTGTTAGAAAACCAGGCTAAAAGATTGATTGATGAAGCATCTTTAACACAAACAAGCGCTAATAAAGAAGGTTGGTCAGATATTGCACTTCCTTTAGTTAGACGTACAATGGGCAAAGTTGTTTCACAAGATATTATGTCTGTACAGCCAATGTCTATGCCTTCGGGTTTAGTATTTTGGTTAGAATTTGCTTATGATACTGATAAACCTACAAATTCAAATATCTATTCTGACGGAGATAGTATTTTTGGTCAGGTATCAAGTTCAACTTTATCTGGTAATTTATATGATTGAGATTATTCATATACTAAAAATTATGTTAGTGCATCTAATGTAACTGCTGTTATGACATCTGCATCATGATCAGATTTTAATTATAGTTCAACCTTGTCAGCATCGGTTGCTGCTAATGCAAATCATTATAAGAAAATTAAAATTGCTCAATCAGCCTTATCTGGTGTAGATAGTGATTTACCAAGTGCTATTGCAGTAACAGATACAAATGTTGATACATTGTATAGACAATATGCTTATTCAGATAATACTTATGTATATTTATTTGCTTCTGGTGCCGATGATTCAACTCTTACCACAGTAGAATATGTTAAAACAACTTCTGCTACAAATAGAGGAGATTTTGAAGCAGGTCAAACTGGTGTTGGTTCTATTCCTGAAATCAAAATTGATTTAAGAAGTGAAGCAATTTCACCTAATACCAGAAAATTAAAAGCGCAATGGACACCTGAATTGACTCAGGACTTAAATGCTTATCATAGTATTGATGCTGAAGCAGAACTTGCAAATATTATGTCTGATTACATTGCTCTTGAAATCGATATGGAAAATATTGAAATGATTAGACAGAATGTAGTTGAAAAAGATTATTGGTCAGCAAAAATTAATAGTTTTGTTGATTCTGATGGTGCTTATATTTCAAGTCCTGGTACTTTTACTGGTACACAAATGGAATGGTTCCAGACATTAATTCAAAAAATCAGAAAAGTTAGTAATAAAATCCATAAAAGAACTTTAATGGGTGGTGCTAATTGGATGATGGTCGGTACTGATGTAGCAACTATTTTAGAATCATTACAAAGAGGATTTACTTCTTATGATGGAGATGTTTCTAAAGTTTCTTATAATATGGGAATTGAAAAAATTGGTAATCTTGGTAAAGAATTAACCGTTTATAAAAATCCTTATTTTAGAAGCGATGAAATATTGTTAGGTTTTAGAGGAAATAATTTCTTGCAAACTGGTGCTGTTTATGCTCCGTATATTCCTATTATGAGTACACCGGTAGTTCTTGATCCTACTGATTTCACACCAAGACGTGGAATGATGACAAGAAGCGCAAAGAAAATGATCAGACCTCATTACTATGGAAAAATTGTATGCAGAGATCTTAATATTATATAGATCATATACTACATATATAGTTTATTTTACAAAAGCCCAATATTTTTATTGGGCTTTTTTTATTTTCTTCTTGTTTTTTATTTAAAAATTCATTATATTTAATATTAAAAAAAAGAAATTATGATAGAAAAAAAATTTAAATTTATTTGTAAAATTTGTGGAAAAGGATTTAATAAAAATTTTATAAAACATATTGAAAATGTTCATAATATGGATTATGAAGATTATATTGTTAGATTTTTCTTTGATGGTATTAAACCTACCTGTGCTTGTGGATGTGGGGCTGAATTAAAATTTAATAAAAAATTACCAAATGGGCCTTGATATTCTAAACACATGACAATTAAATCTCATTATTATAGATTATCTACCTTTAATAAAAAACATACTGAAAAAACAAAACAAAAAATAAAAGAAAATACTAAAAAAACAATACAAAAAAAATATAATGTTAATAATATAATGGAATTACAAAAATTTAAAGATAAAATTAAACAAACTAAATTAGAAAAATATGGAGATGAAAATTTTAATAATATAGAAAAAAATAAAAAAACTAAATTAGAAAAATATGGAGATGAAAATTTTAATAATAGAAATAAATCAAAAATAACATGTAATAAAAAATATGGAGGTAATGCCCCCACTTGTTCATCTGATATACTTAATATTAGAAAAGAAAATAATATTAAAAAATATGGGGTGAATAATCCAATGAAAACTGAAAAAATAAAAAATAAATTAAAAAAAATAAATTTAGAAAAATATGGTACGGAATTTTATTTTCAATCAGATGAATATAAACAAAAAGTATTTAAAGTAAGATATGAAAGATTATTAAATAATAAATTTATTGAACCATTATTTCAATTAAATGAATTTACTGGAATTGATAAAAATTATAAATTTAAATGTTTAAAATGTAATAAAATTTATGAATCTAATTTAATAAATCAAAATAGATTGCCATTATGTCCTGACTGTTTTAAAATAAAAAAATTAAAATTAGGATCTTCAATTATTGAAAAAGAAATACAATTTTTTATAAATGATAATTTAAATATAAAAACAAAAAATAATGTTAAATTATTTAATAATTCAAAATTAGAATTAGATATTTATATACCAGATTTTAATTTAGCAATTGAATTAAATGGATTATATTGACATTCTGAAATCAATGGAAAAAAAGATAAAAAATATCATTTAAATAAAACTAAATTATGCGAAGAAAAAGAAATTAAATTATTACATATTTGGGATCACGAATGAATAAATAAACAAGATATTGTTAAATCTATTATTAAAAATAATTTAAATCAATATAATTTTAAAATTGGAGCCCGAGAATGTATTGTAAAAGAAATTAAAAATAACAAATTAAAAAATATTTTTTTAGAAAATAATCATATTCAAGGATCTGATAATAGTCAAATTAAATTAGGATTATTTTATAAAAATGAATTAGTTAGTTTAATGACATTTGGAAAAGCAAGATTTAATAAAAAGATTGAATATGAAATGTTTAGATTTTGTAATAAATTAGATTTTATTATTTTAGGTGGAGCAAGTAAATTATTTAAATATTTTATTAGAAATTATAATCCAAAATCAATTATTACTTATGCGGATAAAAGATATTTTACTGGAAAAGTCTATAATAAATTAAATTTTAATTTTTTAGAAAATACTTCTCCTAATTATTTATATTTTAAAAAAGGTATGATTTATTCACGATATCAATTTCAAAAACATAAATTAAAAAATAAATTAAAATATTTTGATAAAAATTTAACAGAATGGGAAAATATGCAATTAAATAATTATGATAGAATTTGAGATTGTGGAAATAAAAAATATATATGGGGTAAGAAATAAAAATAATTCTTGTATTTAATTCATATATTCATTATATTTAATTAATATATGAAAGGATATAGTTATGAAAGAATTAAGATGTTGTCATTGTAATACACTTATAGCAAAGATTGAAGTAGGTTCATATTCAAGAAATGAAACAATTTATTGTGAGAAATGTTTCAATTATTTTGTTAATTTATCTGGATTAAATAAAAAACAGAAAAAAAATTATAATAATAAAGTTGATTATGAGTTACCTGATTTTATGAATGATATTTTTAATAAAGGATAAAAAATGATTAAAAATGTATTAAAATTTTTTAAAAATATATATAATTTTAGATACGAATTATGAAATTTTCGGGAATTCGATTATAATTATAATTTAGAAATTTTTAAAAAATCTTTACAATTAACCTATAATTTTATTAATAAATATGGAATGGAGATTGATGAAACAAAAATTCCAAAATTAAGAATTTTAAAAGAAGTTATAAGAAGAATTGATTATGATTTAAATTCAAAATATTTTAATGAAATTAAATTATTAGGATTAAAAGAACCTAAAATGAATATTATTTCTAATAATGATATGTTTTCTGAAATTAAATTTGAAAAAGATATTGATAATTATTATGATAAATGTAAAGAATTAGAAGAAAGAAATTGGAATAATATATGGGAATTAATTAATAACAATATGAAATATTGGTGGGATTAATTTTTGTATAAATTTAGAACAAAAAATATAGCAAATCAATTAACTAATAAAATTTTACAATTTTTAAAATATAAAAAAGAATATACTTTTGAATTTAATATTAATAACATTTCATCTTTGCAAGGAAAATATAAAAAATGATTAAAAGATTTAAAAATTAAATTTAAACCTTTTTTTCAGAAAAAAAATGAAACAAAATTAATAAAAGGCTATTATAATGAAAATACTAATGAAATAATTTTACAATTAAATAAAAAAGATATTGATAATTTTAGATTAAAATTTAATGAAAATAAATTATTAGACAAATATAATTTTGATTCAATTGAATATATTAGACGAGAAATTTTATTATTTTTTGAGCATGAATTAACACATAAATTACAATTTAAATTAATACCAAAAAGTTTTAGTATTTGTAATTATAATGATTATAAAAATGATTATCGAGAAATAGAAGCCGTAACTAATGAAATTATAAAATTAAAACAAGATTATAAAATACCATATAATGATGCTATTTATCATTGTTTAAATAGAAGAAATATTAATAAGAAAAAAGTATTAAAAAAATTATATAAAAGAAGATATAATGATTTATAAAATAATAGATTTTAGTTTTAATTTAGATGAAAATGGAAATAGAAATATTACAGCATAAGGAAAACTGGAAACCAAATAAAAAATATTTTAGTTAAAATTATTGAAAAAAAATGTTTATTTATTGAAAATCTTTTTGGTATAAAATATTATTCTGATATAGAAGTGGAATCTATTGAAACTGGATATAGATATTATTTACAAAAAGACGATTTAGAAATATATAATTATGAGGATGATAATATTAATTTTGATTATAATTTAAATTCTTTTCCATTTTCAACAACCCATTTTATTTTTCATAAAATATATGTAATTAATAATTGTAATAAAGAACCTCATGTTTGTCCGGTATGTCATGGTACTAAAACAGTACCCAGTGGATTTTATGATTCTAATGGTTTTAATTGGTCTTCAACTGTTATTAGAGAAACATGTAGAACATGTAATGGTGCCGGTATTGTTTGGTGGTAAAATATTTTATTTTTTATTAAAAAGTTCTTGGATATTATATATTTATTCCTTATATTATATATGTAAATAAGATAATTAAAAGGAGTTTCAGAATGTATAGCCCTAAAAAAGTAGAAGAATTAAGTAATAGATTAAATAAATTTCAATGTCAAACACCAAAATTAAAAATGTTATATATGTGGATTAAACAAGAAAAAGTTTCATTTTCTGAATTTAAAGTTATTTTAAAAAACATAAGTGAATAATAAATGAATTACTTAACTAATCTTCCAGAATTAATTTCAAAATATGGATTACAAAAAACTCTTTTAGTAAGAAGAGAAGTAATTCATATTAAACATATTTTTACAGAAATATTTATTAGAAAAAGTATTGATATAGAATTTTATTTAAATAAATTAGATATGACTTTATTTGAATATATAGAATATATGACTCAAAGAATTAGAAAAATTCATCATTTTTCAAGAGAATATGAATATTCTAATTCTAATAAAATTGTAAAATTAGAAAGAAATAAATTTTTTCCTAATATAGAACTAATGCGAGGATTAAAAAATTGTTTAATGTTAGATTTTGATGGCGTTATAACAGATAAAAAATTTAAATATTTATATGATTTATGCATTGAAAGAATTGAAACAAATATATGTACAGCAAATCCAACAATAAAATTGCAATGGTTTATTGAAAAAGATTTTTCAATTCCTAATAAAATTTATGCAAATAAAGGAAAAATAAAAAAGATAAAACAATTATTATTTCAAAATCAAAGATATGATAATATATTTTATATTGATAATGAAATAGAATATTTAAAATATGCTTGGTTATTCGGTATTAATACTTTTCATTGGAATAAAAAAGAAATAAAATATTTTACATTAAAAACCAAATAAAAAAGGAAAATTATGAAAATTCAACCAAAAAATATTAAAAGAGCAAAAAATTATTCAATAGATGAATTAAAAAATTTATTGAAAATTAATAAAATTAAATTTAATCATACTATGATTTCAAATAAAAAAAGAATGGATAATAAAATAGTATTCAAAAATTATTTATTTGATTTATGTTTAAAATATAGATTAATTGAAAAACCTTTACCAAGATTTTAAAAAAATTATTTTTTATATTTGCATTAGTAGCCAAGTGGTTAAGGCGCTGGTCTGCAAAACCAGTAAACCTGAAAAGGTCGTGGGTTCAAATCCCACCTAATGTTCTAATTAAAAAAAGGAAATTGAAAATGAAATATAAATTATTTACTGCAAAAGAAGCAAGATTAAATGCCAATCAAAGAAAACATTATAGTCAAGAATTTAGATTTATAATGGGTGAAATAAAAAAACAAAGTAATAAAGGATTTTATTCGGTTACAATAAATACTGGATGTAATACCCCACTATCAAAAAAAGAATTAAAATATTTAAATCAAGCAGGATATACATATATATTTAATAGTGTAACTAAAGAATTTATTATAAAATGGTAAAATGAAAAATTTAATATTAAATTATTTAACTTTTTTAAATGAAAATTATGATAAAAGATTTAATAACAATATAAAACAAATTAGAAATCTTTATCAAGAAGAAATAAAAAAAGATTTAATATATTTATTAAATATTAATATTTTTTCAACCAGATTTGAAATTGTTATGTTTAATATTGAAAAATTTATTAAAATAAAATATCCAATAAAAAATTTAGATATTAATCATATTTTAATATCTTCATTAGAATATTTTTTAAAATCTGAAAATTTTATTAATTTTATAATTGGTAAAACGAATGATATTAGAATAAATGACAATAATTGTTTAAATATTGATAAAGGAATAATTAATAAATAGGAAAGAAAATGAAACAAAAAACATTTAAAATTTATGACGGAGATGCAACATTATCATTTGAAATTGATGAAGAAAAGAAAAATAATATTGTTGAAAAAATCATTAATTTTTGTTTAGATAATCAATGTTTTTGTGGAGAAATACTAATGCAAGATGATGATTTATTATTAGAATCTCCAAATTTAATATCAGATATTATAGATGATATTGTTGAATTTAAAGTAAAATGGAATAATGAATAAAAAAAATATCTTGTTTTTTAATTAAAAAATTATTAAATTAAAAATAATAAATTTAATAAAAAGATTTTTAATATTATGAATAAAAAATGCGGTTGTAACTCAATTGGTACCAGAGTGTTAGACTTCCAATCTAAAGGTTGTGGGTTCGAGTCCCACCAGCCGCTCAATAAAAGCAAGATTAGTTCAATTGGTAGAACGATGGTTTTGTAATCCATTAATTTCAGTTCAAGTCTGAAATCTTGCTCTTTTAATATATAAAGAAATTTATAATGGATTTAGAAAAAGAATATTTTGATAAATCATTTAAATATGTTTTTGATGATATTGAAAAAGGTAATATTGAATGTAATTTAGAAGAATATTGGAATATTTATTTAAGAAAATATAAAAATAATATTTCAATAAAAACAATAGATAAATTTATAAAAGAATGGTTTTTTGAATATAAAGAAAATAAAGAAAAATTAAATGAATTTATTAATAATCAAATAAAATTAGATTCAGAATTTAAAGAAATAATAGATAATAATTTTGATATATTATTAACAAAGTAAAAACAGGTCTGTGGCGAAGTGGGCTAACGTACCTGGCTTTGATCCAGGCATTCGGTGGTTCGAATCCATCCAGATCTGCTAATAATTAAATTTGTTATTTGACATAAAGATAAATATAATGATAAAGCCCTATTAATTCAATTGGATAGAAATTAAGATTACGAATCTTAAAATATTAGTTCAAATCTAATATAGGGTTCATGCCCTTATAATTCAATGGAAAGAATTCTGGATTTCTAATCCAGCCATTTAGGTTCGAATCCTAATAAGGGTACTGTGACCATAGTTTAATTGGTTAAAACCTACGGCTGTGACCCGTAGTATATGGATTCAAATTCCATTGGTCACCAAATAATTCAACCGTCGCTTAATGGTTAGAGCAGCACACTGTTAATGTGCCGTCGAAAGACAATGTGAGTTCAAATCTCACCGGTTGATCTATATCAATACTGCTATGGGCAAAATGGTTAAGCCACAGGGCTTTCAATCCTGTAATTCCGAGTTCAAATCTCGGTAGCAGTACTAATGGAGATGTAGCCATTTGGAAAGGCGTTAGGTTGTCGCCCTAATAAAGTCGATTCAATTCCGACCTTCTCCGCGAGATTCAATAATTTATAAAGAAAGTTTTAATTATGAATAATTAACAAAGACAATATTTAGAAAAATTTATAGAATTTTCAAAAAAATATAAATTTAATTTAATATCAGCAATCAAATCAAAAGAAAATGATATTGAAAATATAATATCTTTTCAAAGTGAAAATGAACATATAATACTTACAATTTTTTTTTAAAAAAAATTGTGGTATATTTCAATATAAATATTGAGTTTATTGTAAAAATGGTAATAATAAAAAATTAAATCCAATAGAATGTTGGTTAAATGATAAAAAATGGAAAGAAGAAATAAAATAGGCAAAAAATATGGAGATATCGCTTAACGGGTATAGCAATTCCTTGCTAAGGAATCAAACGAAAGTTTGTCTAAGTTCAAGTCTTAGTATCTCCGCTTTTTATATAGACTTGTAATTCAATGGAAGAATGTAGGTCTTATAAACCTAAAATGATAGTTCAATTCTATCCAAGTCTACAAATATGGGGGCACATGTACCAAGAGGGCGATTGGCATTTGCACTGCTGATGTGGTGGGTTTGATTCCCACTGCTTCCACAATAAAGGAAGAATGTCCGAGTGGTTTATGGTGATGCACTTGAAATGCATTGGATATAAAATATCCCGAGGGTTCAAATCCTTCTTCTTCCGCTAAAATAGGTGATTGATGTAATTGGTAACATAAACGACTCCAAATCGTTTTCTAAGGGTTCAAATCCTTTATTGCCTGCTAATATATTAATAAAAAGGAATTAAAAAAATTTTTATAAAATTAATACTTGTATTTTATAAATGAAATTATTATATTTATTTATGTAAATTATATTTATATTTGAGAAAAGATATTTAAAAATAGAAGAAATTAAAAATCGCAGTGTGGTCTAATGGTAGGATAAGGGACTCATATTCCCAAGATTACGAGTTCGAATCTCGTCACTGCAACTATATTTATTTTAAATTCATAGTTATATTCCTTTTTAATCTTATTTACAATACCCAAAAGACCATATATAAAAATATATGGTCTTTTTTTATTTTATAAAATAAAAAATAAATATTATAAATTATTTATAATATATTTTATTAAATATTTTTCAATATCTTCTTTTTTTCTTGAATATGTTAATTTTTTAATAATTTTAATTGGTAAATAAATTGTATTACCATTATCATCTATTAAATAATGTTTTTCATTTCCTATTCCTGCCCAAATATATTTAATTATATTATTAATATATATCATTGATTCCGGAAATCCATTTTTAAAACTTGTTTCTATTTTAATATTCATTTTAAATTCTCCTTTTTAATTATCTTATTTACATTATAAATATAATGAATTTTTTATTAAAAAACAAGAACTTTTTATTAAAATTTTAATTTTTTTTCTTTCATGTTAAAAAACTATAAAAAAATATTTATTATTGAATATTTAAAATATTATTGGAGAAAAAAATAATTCATGTCAACTGGGCTTATAACAACTTTTCAAAAATGAAATTTAAAAAATAAAAAATACAAAATTTTAGATAAAGAACCAAATTCAGAATATTTTAAAATTTATGGATTTTCAAATAAAGAATATAGTAAAGGTAGACATAATTTTATTGTTTATGGCTCAAATAAATTAGTACAAAATAGTGAAATATTTATTGAAATAGAAGATTCTATTGGAAATCCTATTAAATGTAATGGGGTTAAAAGTAAAATAACAGAACCTGGATGAATTGTTTGATTTGAAATTGATGATAGGTTATATAATGGTATTGCAACAATTTATGCAGCAGGAACTGCTAAAGGGTATTCTGAAAAAGTTGGGGGATTAAATAATTTAAATGTTATTTGAAAATCCGATATTGTTATTAATAAAAATATTAAAAATTCATCTACCCCAGTATTTATAAATTATCCACAAATTGATAGTATTTCTGAAAATATTGATAATGGAAATAGTTATGCTATTATAAGATTAAGTAATTTAGAAGTTTATTCAGGTAAATTAAATTCTATAGAAGTTTATTATCAAATATTAAATAATACAAGTTTAACTTCAAATAATTTAATTATTAATGGACATTTTGCAGCAGAAGGATTTAAAAATAATATAATTCATCCTTTAGGATGGGAAGTAGAAAATAATAATTGAATAAAATCTGAAATAAATGGAGAATTAGATATAGATCATCCAACAAGTTTATATTTTTCATCTCCAACTGGGTCAAATGAAAATATTTATACTTTATCTCAAAAAACTCCTTTTAGTGTATATTCTGGTTCATATTATTTAAAATTTCAAGGGAGAATTAATGAAAATATATCATCTTCAATGCCCGGTTATAATTCATATAATGTTAATTTTTCATTGTATAAACAAAATGAATATGATGAAGAATATTCATTTTGATATAATATTGCTACTATTTATTCTGGAAGTAATTTAAATGATAATCCAGATTTAGATAATAATTGAAATCAATTTCTATATGAATTTAATTTAAATAATGAAAACGCCATTAATACAAAATTAATTATTTCTTGTTTACCTCCGCCTTCTTATAGAATAGATTTAGATAATATTATTTTATATAGAAAATTTGAAAGAAAAAAAAATAATTTATTAGAAGAAATTGGACATTTTAGAGGAAATAATAAAAATAATTATTTTAAAGGATGAAATCAAGTAAATTTAAATACTTTATCTTTTAAAGATGTTGAAGGTAATTGACAAATAGATTCAAATTCCCCTTTTGATAGTGATAAAAATTCTTTTTCTTTAAAAGGACCAAACAGACCAGAAAGTTTTCCTACTGTTCCTTATGTAAATATAATTACATCTGAACCTTTTTATGTTTTTCCAGAAGAATATAAATTAAATATTGATTCAAAATGTTCTAATGTATTTTATTGATATAGAGCAAGATTATTAAAATATAATAGTATTACTGGAGGTTATGAAATATGAAAAACTGAAGAAAATAAAGCAATTGAAAATTGAACAACAAATGAATTTACTTTCGATTTAAGTAATGAGGAAGAATTAATTAATAAAATTAAATTAGAAATTGTATTTAATAATTATCCCAGAATAACTCCTCCAGCAGATCCTGCTTATAATCCTCCAGCAACTCCGAACCCTAATAAAAAAAATTATTTAACAGTAGATAATATTAATTTTTATAGAAATACTTATTTTAATCAAACAATTGAAAATTGAAAATTATTAGGGGTAGATACAATAGATGATGAAATTGTAAAAACTTACAGTACCAGTTATTTAATGCCAAATCAAATTAATAATGATATTGTTTCTTTTAAAATTTTATTAAAAGATGATACTGGTGAATATATAAATTCTTTTGATAATAATTTATTACAATTATATTCTAATTATCATGAATTTATAGGATTTGAAACTGGTTCAAGTGGAGGAAATATAATATCTTCTGGAAGTTATATAAATTGACCTAAATGATATTTAAAAAAATCAAATGATACTATTTATACCGGTAGTTATTTAGTAGATACCTCAGATAATGAAGTTACTTTAACTATTCCATCTAATTTACCTACTGGATCAGTATTAGAATTTAAAGATTATAAGGGAACCTGAACTAAAAATAATTTTACTTTAAATTCCACTATACAATTTAAGTATAAAGGTAGAATTGCAGATTGTTTTATTTGTGATATTGATGATACACGAATTAAAGTTAATTATAATGGAGAATACATCGAGGTAAGTTAATGTCAGACTATATGAAACAATCAGAATTTTTTAATTGATACTGAGGGGATTCTTGGTATGATATAACAACGGAACCTGATTTATCAAGAGGAAAAGTTGGTCAAAATTTTATTTCAAATGTGGAATCAAGAATTAATAATGCTGGGGCAAGACCTTTACAAGAAGTAGGATTATTAGTAAGTAAATTAGAAGATGTTGAATCTTTTGCTCCTACAAATTTAACTGCTATTAATACTGAAGAATATATTGAAAAAACAAATTTTATTATTAATATTAATGAATATTTGCATTTATCAGAAAAAATAAATTATTATACCCCGTATGATTCTGATCAATTTTTATCTCCTCCGCATGAAAGTCCAGTAAGATTAAGTGCAGATATTACTTATACTGGAATAAAAGCGGATTTATATTTTTATAATTATATAACAAATGAATTAATTGGAATAGCAGAAAATATTAATTCCGGTGAAACAGGATTTATTTTTTGAAATGGATTAAAAAATGGACAAAAATATGGATTTTATGTAAAATCTATAATCGATGATACTTTAATTAGATATTCAAATATTTTAATATTTAATAAAAATGCAACAATACTTAATAATAATGATTATCCTTATTTAACTTTAACAAATTTTGAAAAAAAAATAATGACAAGTGGAAGTCTTGGAGATGGAAGTCATAAATTTACTGCTTTAAATTTAAGTTCATTAACAACATATTTTTATAGATCTTATGCAAAAGATAAACAAGGAAATATTAAATATGGAGATATTGAAGAAGTATTTACGGCAGATCCTTCTTTTGTTATTAATCAAATTCGAAATTATTTGACATATGAATTACAAACATTTGAAATTTCAGATAAAATTGAATTTACTATTTCTTTAGATAATTATTTTGAAACAAGTCAATCTTTTTCCAGAATACAAAATTCATCATCAAGTATCAATACTAATATGATGGACTTTGAATTAATTTCAGAAACTTCAAGTATTCATTATAATTGAAATCCAAGTTCATTATTTTCTATTACAATTAATCAACCAAATTTTTTAATAGAAGAAAATTTATATTTATATGATATATTTCAATATCAAGGCCCTATTTTTATTACTAATTATTTATTATTAGCAGATAAACAAAGAAAAGATATTATTCACAATGATACTTTTAATAATAATATAAATACATTAGATACATTAAATTTTAATTTAATTAAATCAAAAGAAGATATTATAAATACAAATGATACATTAAATTTTAATTTAATTAAATCAAAAGAAGATAATTTAATAATATCGGATAATTTTTTAGAAATTAGAGATAATTATAGATTATACGAAAATATAATATTAAATGATACCTTTATAGAAATTAGAGATAAATATAGATTAATTGAAACTTTAATTTTATCAGATGAAATTACATATCAAAAAGAAACCACAGGAAATAAATTAAAATTAGCAAATGATAGTTTTATATTATTAGCAGATGATAATAGTAGAATTTTATTAGTAGACGAAGAATAAAAAAGGAATAAAAAATGGCGGATCAAAAAATAAGTGAATTAAATGGATTAAATATTGTAAGAAATACTGATATGATAGTAGTTGAAACTAATGATAATTTAAATTTTAAAATACAAACAAAATATTTAAAAAATGAATATTTAATAGGGCAAACAACTCATAGTACAGTAAATCATAATAATTTAGTTTATTTAAATAATGATAATATATGATATAATGCTACTGCAATTTCAAGTAGTAAATGTGATGGATTATTAGGATTATCATATTATAGTAGTTCAATATTTTTAAGAGGTTATTTTGAAAATTTTACTAATTTAGAAACTGGTAGTAAATATTATGTAGGAACTGACACAGGAAGTATTCAAAATTATGAACCAACTGGTTCTAATGAAATTGTTAGAGAAATTGGAAGAAGTTTTAATACAAGTAGTTTATATTTTGATCCTTCTAGTCAATATATAGAATTAATATAAAGGAATAAAAAAATGTCATTACAAGATGGATTAATAAGTTATTATTCATTAAACGATTCAACCATTAAAGATAGTATTAATTTAATAACTGGATCTACTTATAATACTAATATTAAATCGGGTATATATAACAATTGTTTGAATTATAACGGTTCAAGTAGTTATTCTGTAATTAATGAAATTTCTAATTTAACATCATTTACTATTAATTGTTGGTGTTATTTTAAAGGTGGTACGACTGAATTTTATCAAAATTTTCTTTCTTTATATAAAAATAATTATTTAAGCATTGGTACAAGAAATTATACAAGTCAATCATATATTGCAGTAAGAAATATATCATCAGATTATTTTCAATTAACTGGTTCTTCATTAAATATTAATGAATGAAATATGATTACTGCTACATGAAATAAATATCAAATTTCCTTACAGATTAATAATGAAGAAAAAAGTAGTTTTAATTATTCAACCCCAATAAAAAGTAATAATACTATTGATTGTATTGGAACTTCTGGATTTTCCGATCCTCCTGAATTTGGTTGAACAAATGGAAAAATTGATGAAGTAGGAATATGAAATAGAGTATTATCGACTAGTGAAATTGAAGATTTATATAATGATGGACAAGGTAAATTTTTAAAATTTAATAAAGTAAATAATATACCATTATCTAACATTAAAAAAATAAACGGAAAATATTTAACTAATATTAAAAAAATAAATGGACAAGAAATATTTTAATATAAATAAAAATAATAAAATATTTATAAAAAAGAATAGTAAAAATTTTTAGAAAAAAAGGAAATTAAAATATGAATAATGAACAATTAAAATTAAAAGGAACTGTTACTGTTTATAAAAATGATCAAATAATAGAAGAAGATCATAATAGTATTAATACAGCTTTAAATTTATTTGTTAGAAATTGTATGGAAACAAATACAATAAATGTTAGTCAATCTATGGGAATAAATGGATATTTTGAATCACAATCATCAAATCCTCCAACTGAAGGAAAGGATGGAATTTTTTTAATTAATAATTCAGGATCAATTTTAGAAACTTCCTCATCATTATATGAAACTGGATTATATTATCATACATGAAAAGGAGTACATATATCTTCAGGAAGTAATTTTATGTTAAGCGCCAGTATGGGGGTTAATTATGAAAATGCTTCAAGTAGTTTTAATGTTGGATATGCGGATTATATTTTTGCTTCAGCAGTTCCATTAGAAAATACTGATCAATTAACAATTTATTGAAAAATTCAAACAAATAGTTAAGGAATAAAATGAATTTTAAAAGTAATATAAATTTATCAAATAAATCATCTAAATTAATAGAAATAACTAATACTATAAATCCAAAAATCTATATTGGATATGGTCATAAAGATAAAAATGGAAATTATATTCAAGAATATGAAGAAGAAGGACATTCTTTTGTTACTAATTTTCATAAATTTATATCTGTAATGATGTTTTATTGAAGAAATTTATCATTTAAATTTAGTGGGTTTGATGATGATTTAATTCAAAAAGATGTACAGTGAAGGTGAGATTATACTACAGGCCCTGAGTCAACTGCTTTATGCTTAGATTATAGCTCTGCGGATATAGACTATAATTGTATTTCACTTGGTACTGGAACTACTCCAGTAAAAATGAATGATGTTAGATTAGAAAATTTTATACAAAATGGAACTGATTTAGGACAATTAATTTATGGACAAAGAAATGTATCAAACCCAATAAATATTCAACCTAATTATTATTCATGATTAATAACAAGAGATTTTACAAATCACAGTGGTGAAGATATTGAAGTATCTGAATTAGGATTAATTTCTTCTATTTATTATAGATATTTATATTTATGAAATACCATAAACACTCCGCCCTCGCCAGGAATGGGATTTTTATTAGCAAGAGATATTTTATCTACCACTTTTACAATACCAAATAATGAAACAAAAACAGTTTCATATCAAATAAGATTAACTCCAGATGAATTAGGAAATTGATATTGAATATATAAGTTTTTTTATAATATAGTTTATTTAATGAGAACAAATGATACTAATGAAGAGGATAAATTTAAATTGACAGATTTACGATTAGTACGAGGAATAGTACCATCGACTGATTCTAATTCAATTATAAAAGATGAAAGTGGTATGGCAGGAGCAATACCGCATGGAAAAGGAACTGGAGAATTAGTTTATTATAGCAATGAACATTTAAGAGAATGAGATTGATATGATAGTTCTGGATCAAGGGGGGGAGATATTTCAGATAATTGTTCTGTTGATAATACTGGAAATTGATCAATTAATAATTGCTCAATGTCTTTTAATACAAATGAATACGAAGTTACATTAAATACTGATAATGCATATATTATGACAGATGCTTCTAATTTAATTATTAGTAATAGTTATAATTCTGATTTAATTAGTTATGCTTCATCATCAAATACTAATCCTATTTATACAAAATTAGAAATTAGAAATAATGAAAATACTTCAACTATTTATAATAGTAATTTATTTTTATTAAAAACTGGAAGTACTAATGCTATAACATCAAGTTTAGCATGAGAAGCAACAGAAACAAATAATAAATTAAAAATAAATTTTCTATCTGGATCTTCAGGAGATATTGTAAAAATAAAAGATATAAAAACTCAAGCAAATGATCAAATGGGATCTGTATATAGACTATTACATAATGAATCTGGGGGGGATATTACTGTTAGAAAAATTTATTTAAGAGCCGAAGAATCTTATAACCCCATAGGAGGTAAATTATTAGATACCCCAGTTACTGTTTCAAATGATGAAGTATTATATATAAAATTTAATTTTAAAATGAAAGTTGGTTAATGAATTTTAACGGTGGAAATATATTAAAAAATTTAGAATTATATGTAAGTTATGGAAAAATAAATAAAACTGGAAATTATAAAAAAATTTATGAAAAAAAATCAGATTCTTTTGTTTATCAATTTCATAAATTATTAGTATCTTTATTTGCTAATAATTCAATTACCAGTATAAAAGGAGTCGATCTTTTTAATATATTTTTTCGTTATCCTTGAAGAACCCGAAATGTTACTATTACTCAAAGTGAAATAAAAAGTCTTTTATGTTTAGATCCTACTAAAAGAGGAGATTCTCTTTCAAGGGGAGGGGGAATTCATTTAGGAAATTGTAATAGACCTGTTTCATTAGGAGATTATTCCAGTTGTCATCCAATTAATGGACAATTAGAATATGCAGGGGATTATGATGATTCTTATAATCATAATAATAATATTTTAAGTTATCCTGGTGGTCTTATTTCAAGATTTGATATTTCATATACTAATGATGTTTTATATTCAGATTTTTTAGAAGATGATGATAATAATTATTTATATTGAAAAATTTCTAAAACTTTTACTAATATTTCTTCAATAACTCAAACTATTCATGATATAACTCTTTGATCTGTTCCTACCCAAGATTCTTATAATAGTGATAGTGGTGTACAATTTAATAGATTTTCAATTTTAATGGCAAGAGATTTATTGTCTTCACCATTTATATTAATGCCAGATGATAATGTAACTATTAATTATGAAATTAGAATAAATAAAAATGAAAGCAATCAATGAATTTTATTACAAAATTTTGCAGATTTTTTATCAGATTTATTTAATGGAATAAGTACAACAAATAAAATTCAAATTGCCGGATTACGAGATGAAAATCAAGGAATAATTTTATCTATTGATAATGATCCTATTTCAAGTCAAGAATCAATTCCAGAAAATCCAATTGAACATGGAAAAAATACTGGAGAATTACTCTATTTTAGTAATGAATCTACAGATGAAGATTATTCAGATAAAACTTCTAATTTATTAACTTCTTATTTACATAATCCATATTGAGCAACTCCATATATAATTAGTTGTTCATCTTGAATAGTAATAGATAATATTTATCAAAGTTTAGCATCTTTTGAAAATTATGGATATGAAATACAGCCAATTTTAAGTAATTCTATTGAATATATTAAACAAAAAATAAGTAATGAAGAATTAATAGAAAATAAATATTATATTTTATCCCATTTAATTGCATTACATCCAGATAGTTTTGCTAATTATATTGATGTTACATTAAGAATAAAAGATTTTTCAAATAATTTAATATCAGAAAATAATAAAACTCGTATATATAAATATCCAATTGAAAATTATGAATATACAGTAAATGGATCTGATTATTATATTGATACTTGAACTAAACCTACTTTATTATCTGTTCAATGATTAGCAACAGGAAGTGATTATTATTATGAATTAAAAATAGAAGGACTTAATCAAGGAACCCCAGAAGGATATAATATTCAAAATATTTATAGTTATTGAGATATGAATAAAAATTTAAATAATAAAATTATAGATAATTTTGAATTTAAATATGATAATAGATTTAATTCTGGTATAATTAATAATTCATTTTTAATTGATAATAATTTTCAAAGAATAAAATTACTTGATTCTGAATTTATTGGACAAGAAGGTACCACAAATAATATGAGTTATACGTATTCTTTTTGAATAAAACCTTTACCTCCTTCTTATAATTTTGGTACATTATTCTATAAAGAAAATTCTTGAAAAATAACTATAGAAACATCAGATATAGATATAGATTTTTTTAAATTAAATTTTATAAATAGTACTAATCCAGTAATTTCTATTGATTCATTATCTTATAATACTTGATATTATATTGTAATAACATTAGATTATTTTAATAATATTTGTAAAATATTTAAAAATGGAATAGAAGAAATTAATGGATATGTTTCTTCTACGGGTTTTACAAATGATTTATTTGTTGGAACTGAAATAAGTACTCCTTCAAATTTTGATTATTCAGGTAGTTTAGATGAAACATCAATTTGAAAACGAATATTAACAGATGAAGAAATTTTAGATTCATATAATTCTGGAAGCGGAAGAACTTATATTTCAGGAAGTATTAGTGGTTCTATTATTTCAACTAATAATTTAATTAGTTATTTTAAATTTGATTCTGATTTAAAAGATATACATAATAACTATAATGGAATAAATCTTGATAAATGATCTTCGGGATTTTCAAATTATGGATATACAGGAACTCATGGTAATCCTTTAATTATAAAAAATAAAATTCCAGTAAAAGATTTATGAATTAATCCTATGACTAATGATTCAAATTTTATTCATATATGAATAAAAACTGTTGGATCTGATACTGGTTTAAAAAATAGTAATTTTGATTTATTTAATTTAAAATTGTATTCTGAAAATTTAAGTAATGGTTCTGTTGTTCAATCATCCACTATATCTATATATATAAATAATTTTGGATATCCTAAAATTAATTGAAATGATTCACGAGCAACTTTTATAACTCATATAGATGGTTCTCCTATAAATTTTTATGAAACTGAAATTAATGATGGGAACGAATGACATTTAATTTCTTTCGGTCGATATAATGAAATAGGATGAGGATTATGAACTGATGGATTATTACAACAAGTAATAGAAACTTATCCAGAAATTCTTCGATTAGATTTAAGTACAAAAAACTTTGAATATATTTTATTTCCAAATGAGGATTTTTATGCTACATTAGATGAAATTTCAATATCATCAATTTCTAATGAAATTGTTTATAATAATGGTTCAGGAGTTTTTTGACCATATATAGGTAATAGAATAAAAGTATATTGATTTGATTTAAATCCATATTCAATTTCTCATAAAGTACATAGAACAATTAGAAATGAATCTGGGGGAGATATTGATATTAAAAAATTATATTTGCAATCTCCTGGTGGAGGAACTATATATGCAGGTAAATTATTAGATTCTCCAGAAACTATAAAAAATAATACAAATGCTTTAATAGATTTTGAATTTGAAATAGAATTATAATTAATAAAAAAAAAATAATTATAAAAATATTTATTATTGAAATTAAAAAAATAAAAAAATATAGGAAATAAAAAATATGTCTATATCAAGAAAATTTATTCCAAAAACAAAAGGTCAAACTGCTAATACTATTGTAATAGAAGGAGCCACCGATCCTCATTTAACATCCTCTTTATTTAGTCCGATAAAAATTAATACCAATGGAGCAATATATATTGAAGATCAAAAAGGATATGGACAATATGGATTTGATATTGCAAGTGGAAGCGAAATAATATCAGGTAGTTGATATGCTATAAAAACATTAGAAGCCTCTAATTATAAAGCCTCTTCAAGTGTTGGTGATGATTTTGCTAGTAATGGTAATTATAATACAGGAGGGTATTTAAATTTACCTTATGGGGATTTAAATATTGGGGATTATATACAAATAGAATTAAATGAAGGAATAATTCAAGCATATAGAAAATAAATTTTATAAAGATGTTAAATTTAAAAAATAATATAAAAAGAAGATCTACATATAATATTTTTAATAAAGCATATGAAGATGCTTATTTATCTTTAGGTCAAAGATTACCAACAGTAACAAATAATTTAGAAATAGATTGAAAAGATATTTTTAATGGAAAATATGCTACAATTTATGGTCTTAAATCAATATATTTTAACGGCAGTGCTACAGTTACATGTAAAAATCAATCAATTAAATCTATTGGATTTTTCTTTAAACCTAATACAAATAATGAATCGTTATTTAATATTAATGAAACAATTTTTGGTAAATGAATTAATGGAAATTTATCTTTAACGGGGTTTGCTTCATCAGTATTAATTTATAAAAAACAATTTTTAGATTGATGATTTATAGGAATTAGTCAATCAGATTTAATTGATGGGGAACTTGAATTGGGATTTGCAGATGGAAATTATTTTAATGGTAATATATTTAATATTATAGAAATTACAGAAGAAATATCAAATTTAGAATGAAAATGAATAGCAAATCATCCACAATCTACACCAAATGAAATTAGAAAATTTTTAAATTATGATGAAGTGGACTATACAACAGAAAATATAATTTCAACAGGGGTAGTTACTTTTTTAAATGAAAATGGAATTAATGTAGCACAACCAGAAATTTGAGATTTCCCTCTTGACTTTACAACTTCAGATTTAAATATAACCGAAATAAACATAAATATTACGAGATAGAATAGGAGTAATCATGGCTTTACTTGATGGGAAAATAAAAGAATTATATCAAAAAATTCTAATAAAGGAAAAGGGATTTCCATTGATGGCAGATGGTAGTTTTCCTGGATTGAATTTTTTTAACAGTTTACCAAAAACAAAAGTTCTATATGACCAATTCGGGATTCCAAGCGTTCATTACTGTTATTCCAAGTTCAATTGGGATCCAACGAATGGCTTCTATTCAAGTCAGGCACACCCCGCATTTATTTGGGATGGAGTTGAGCATTCAGAAGTTTGGATTTCAAACTTTCCAAATGTAGTAATTGATAAAACAACTGGAGAGATTGTTGATACTTCTGCTGGATATACAGACAATAGTAACTATGTTGCCGCTTCATTGCCATATCAAGACCCAGCGACCTATATTGATTTCAACAATGCAGTAGATTTATGCGACCGAAAAAACAGTGCAGCTATGAGGGCGGCGGGGAACTGCTTCCATCTGATGACAAACGCGGAGTGGGCTGCAATTGCTATCTGGCGTTACCAAATGATAAAAGACGGATTGTTTTCCGGTTACCCCTATGGAAATAATGATTATGGAAGAGACCTTGATGCCAAAGGCGTAACAGGTTCTCCTTTGAATCCCACGCTGACACTCGGCAGTAGTGGCGGTACTTATGGCGCGCCATTCTTTGGTAGATGGCGGAACGGTAGCGGTGGGCCGCTCACAGCACATAACTCCACAGTAGATGGCATATATGATCTTGTTGGTAATATTTGGGAACTGGTTTCGGGATTGCAGAGCCCCGGTGCCAATAACGGCAAAGACGCCTATATCATACCAAACAATGAGGCAGCAATTGCTACTCCTGCACAATTAAAAGATATTGCCACTGCTCCCGGAGCACCGTGGGAGAAGATTGGCGAGTGGAACTCGTTGGCAGACGAATATTTTAGTAAAGAAAATAGAACGAATTTTCTTACTGCTGGAACCTATTCGCTTGATGATGCTGAAAAATTGGCATTAATTGCCAATTCTGATATACTGGCGGACTTTGGCAATGATTACTTTCGCAAGCCTGATGTCGGTGAAGAAAACGTCCCCATACGGGGCGCCAATTGGAGTCTTGGTTCCAGCGCGGGGCTGTTCAATCTCTATTTGCCCTATGGGGCCACGAATGCCTTCAACTCTCTGGGGTTTCGTTCCGCTTACGTTGGTGATATTAATGCGGTAACATAAGGAAAATAATATGTATAAATATGTGAAAGAAGGAGATGAAGTCAGGAATATCAATATTCCTGAAAAGTCTCAAATCGATAGAATGGTTGTCAGGAGAATACGACAGAAATATTCTGCTGATGATGAAAATAAGTTTAACAATCTTCGAGAACAGGCTTCTGGTTGGGAAGAATTCAATGAATATCTTGAGGAATGCCGCCAATGGGACAGAGATATGAAAGCGGCAGCCACAACGGATAAAGAACTCTGGAAAGATTTTCAATGGAATGAGATGGAAGAAACGCGGCAGGAATTTATAGAACGTCTTGAAATAGAAGGATTGATATAATGGCTGTTGTAATCGGAGCTTTTCCAATAGGTAATGATGAAACAATGGGATTTCCAAGTCAACTTACTGATTTTAATATCGAAATTGTAAATTCTGAAATTTGAATAATAGGAAAAACTTGTAAAAAAAATGGAATTACATACGATTATCTTGGTCAAAGAATTAATATTTTAAGAAATAGTGGTTTAAGAATAGATCCAATTGTTTACGGAAGTTTTCCTGAAACAACTATTACAAAACAAAAAGGGGCTATTTTAGTTAAATTTAAAATTGCCAAACTTACAAACGGTGATATATTAAGTAATTCAAATGATATACCAGAAGAATATACATAAAAGAAATAAAAAAAAAATGAAATTGATAAAAACTAATAATGGATTTGATTATGATAAGAATTAATACAAATGGAGATTTAATAGTTGAAAGTAATACAAATGGAGATTATTGATGTAACGAATTAGAAAAAATTTCTGAAAATATAGAATATACTTTATTAATAAATGCTGATAATGGAATAGTAAAAACTTACTTAAATAATACTTTAATTAGTACTACGACCCCAACCGATGATATAACTTTATCAAAAATAGTAAATAGTACAATAGAAAATAGAATAAATGGGGTAATACAAAATATAACATTATTTAAACGCCCTTTAACAGAATTAGAAAGACAATTAATATAAAATATTTATTTTTATTTATTATAATAATATTTTATAAATTGTTTATAATTATTAAATCCAAATTTAAAACCAGTAAATTTAATATTATTATGTTTTAAAATATCTACTCTTCCTTCTGTATCAATATAATAAACTAATTTATTATTTATATCAACATTAGATGCTTTAATTAAATCTTCAATTATATTTTCAGCATCATTTGTAATGGATTTTCCTGCAGAATCAATATTATCTAATAAAATAAAATCTTTATTGTCTTCTATTATTTCATATTTGGCTCTAAACATCTATTACCTCTTCTAATATTTCATCTTTTAATATTTTTAAATACTCTTTGGCTTGTTCAATAGTATGAAATGTTTTTAATTCAGCATTACATTCATTATAATTAAGTAATTTTTTTATTCCTTTCCAATATTCCCAAAATAAAAATTTTTTTTCTTCAATATAATAATAAACTCTATTTGTTTCAGTTGTAGTTCTTTTTATAATTCTATATTTTTTATTTTTCATTTGATTCACCGTTTTCTATATATTTTATTAAATCATTAATTATATTTAAAACTACTGATTTATCTATTTCGTTTATTTTATAAACATTTAATTCTAAAATACTTGAATGAATAGTATTCAAACGTTTATAAACATGTTCAAAATCAATTTTAATTTTTTCTTTAAAATGCAAATCATATCTTTTTTGAATATAATTTTCTAAATATTTTTTATCTTCATTATATCGATTTTTTAATGTTTCATAATTTCCAATTATATTATTTTCATATTCTCTTACATTATCATCCTTAAAAATATAGTTTCCGAAAGCTACTAAATATCTAACACCAGAATGAGTTGAATTACCCCAAACCATTTTCTTATTAGTATTTTGATAATTTATATTTTCAATAAATTTCATTCCTAATTTTTTAAATTTATTTCTAATAATATTTTTTACTGCTGATATTCTATTATATTGATAAACATTAAATTTATCTTTTCCATTTAAAAAATAATTTTGAATGAAAGGATTATCATTTTTAATATTATGTTCTATTACTTCAACTTTTATTGGTTCACTTATTTCTTGAATAGTGTTTTTAACTGGTATCCAATCTCTAATAAATTTCTTATATTCAAATTCATCTTCAATAGTATTCCATTTTCTATAATCATTTTCTGAATCGTATTGATCCTCAATATATTCTGATTTTAATAAAAGTTCTTGTTTTTTATTATTATATTCATCAATTGTTAAGATTTTATTTTCATCTTCCCTATTAGTATAATATCGAATATAAGTTGTTAAAGTTATTTTTTTTATATTATTTATATTTTTTACAGGAAATTTTTTTTCATGATAATCAACTTCTACTATTTCACCATCAATTAAATATTTTCCAGATTCTGTAATTCTAACTTGATTAAAAAATTCTTCATCATTTAATTCTACTTTATCAACTTTTAATTTATTCATAATATTTTTCTCCATAATAACTATAAAAATTAGGTTTCATATTTAATTTTTCATTTATTCTTTCTAAAGATAATTCTATTTCTTCCTTGCTTGGAGTATATTCTATTTGTTCTTTTCTTTTTGCTAAACCATAACAATACGGCTTTAATTCCTTATATTGTATTGAGTATCCTCGCTTCTCCAACTCTATAACTATTTGGTTATATCTTTGTATCAAGAAATTTAACTTATTTGTAAAGAATTTTAAAAATCCTTTTCCAAATTTAAATTTATCAGGAATATCATTAGGAATTCCATATTTTTTAACATAGGTAAATACTCTTGGTAGTTCTCTATATTCTGCCAATAAATGTTGATCTGCTAAATCAATGGGTTTAACTAAATTAATTCTGGTCATTTTATTTATTATCCATTATTTTAAATGTTCCCGCATATTTTTCTAATTGTTTTTTATATTTTGGATTATAAAAAATAAAAGCACCATCCGGGCTAATCCATAAAACATGAGCAATATTTGAAATCATATTCTTTTTAAATTTTTTAATATCATCATATTGACTTAAATAAATCGATTTACCATTTTTTAAAATAATAGAATATACATCATCTAAATCAATTCCATCTTTCATATTATATAAAAAATCTCTTAAATCTGAAAGAATATCATTTTTTGTAGTTAAAATATAATCTTCATTATTTTCATCAAAAACTATTTTTTTCTTTCTTAAATTTAATAATTTTGTTTTCGCCATATTTTAATTACCTTTTTTATTTCTTATATAGTAAATATAATAAATTTATTAATAAAAAACAAGCATTAATATTATTTTTTATAAAAATATTTATTATTGAAAATGAAACTAAATTTTAAAAAATATAAAAAAAGAAAAATTATAAAAACCAGCAAATTAGAAAATAGATTTGGTAAAATGTTAAGACAATGAGGTTTTTATTATAAAAGACAGTTTAAATTGGGAACAAAATATTATGATTTTTATTTACCTAAATATAAATTAGTAATTGAAGTAATGGGAGACTATTGACATGGAAATAAATCGATGTATCATGTTTTAAATAAAATTCAATTAGAAAGTAAAACAAATGATATATATAAAAAACAATTGGCAAAAATACATAAATTAAATTATATAGACATTTGAGAACATGAAATCAATAAAACTCCAATAAAAGTTAAACAAAAATTATTTAAAAAAATTGAAGAAATAGAAGGAAAAATAAATGAATAGAAAATTAAATGAAGTATCTTTTACTGGTGATAATGCTCTTGCAGTAGATGACGGCCCAAATTTTATTTATAGTGATTTTGAAACTTACAAACGAGAATCTGCAAATTTAACTGAAAGATTAGGATATTATGTAGTAAATTATTTATGCCCAGAAAATTTTAAAGCAGAATTACCACATGAACCTATGGGAAATCAAGGAGGCATTCCTTTAAATAAAGAAAAAATACGAAAAATATCAAATAAAATAGGTTATAGATTATTAGAAAAATATATTAGAAAAATGGTAAAAACTCAAATATATAATCTATTAGAAATTAAGGAATAAAAAATATGGCTAATTATATTTCTGGTTCTGCAACATCTTATCCAACAGTAAGTGGTTCAACATCTTATGGATTTTATGATAATGAATCTTCTTTTAAAAATGATGCTGTAAGAACTGCAAAATGAATTGCTCGTAAATTAGGTTGACCAATAATGCAAGTGGAACTGTCTTGAGAGCAAACTTATGATTTATTTGAAGAATCTATATCTGAATATAGTTCGTTTGTAAATAATTCTAATCTTCAAGATTGAATGTTAAATTATATGGGAACTCCAACATCTGGTAGTAATTATACTCATAAATTTCCAAATAACAAATTTACTTTTTTACATAGATATGGAGATTCTGTAGCATCCGAGGTTGGAACTGGTGGTAGAATTGATTGAAAAAGTGGAAGTATTAATTTAATATCTGGTCAACAAGATTATGATATTCAAGCATTATGAGGAAATATTTCAGAATCAAATAAAAGAATTACAATTAGAGATGTATATCATTTTAGACCTGGTTCTGCTATGGGAAGAGCATATTCACCAGCATCAGATTTCTTATTAGGAAGCAATAATATTATTGAACAAGTAGGAGGAAGTTATCCAGCAGATACAAGAACTATGTATTATGTATTTCCTTTATTTGAAGATGTATTAAGAGCAAATGCTATTGAATTATCTGATTTAATGAGAAAATCCAGTTATAGTTATGAAATTATTAATAACAAAATAAAAATATTTCCAATTCCTGCAGAAAATACAAAATTATGATTTAGATATACAGTAGATAATGATAATCCATTAATTAATGATGATACAAGTGGAAATTCTGGCAGTGATAATTTAGTTTCAGATATTAGTAATGTACCATATGATAATATGCAATATTCTGATATAAATAGTATGGGTAAAACATGAATTAGACAATATACTTTAGCATTAGCAAAAGAAGAATTAGGAAATATTAGAAGAAAATTTGCATCATTGCCTATACCTGGAAATGAAATTTCTTTAGATGGAGATGCTTTAATTTCTGATGCTAATGAAATGAAAAATAAATTAAGAGAAGAATTATTTGATTTATTAGAAAAAACAAATATTGAAACTTTATCACAAAAAGATAGTACATTACAAGATAATTTATATCAGCAATTAGGACAATTTCCTTTATTACCAACAATTAGGTAGAATTTGAATGTTAAATAAAAAATGAATTTATTCATATTATATAAAAAATAATTTAGTAGAAATTTTTAAAAATCCTAATAAAAATGATATTTTACAATTATTTAAAGATAACAAAAATTCAAATGTTTTATGTTATGGAGAAATAAGAGGTTATATTAATATACATAGTTTGAACTATTATGTTTGAACTGCTTCTTGTTCTTTACATAAAGATATTTTAAAAAAGATGAGATATTATAATGAAGATACATGTATTACTTTTATTTATATAAATGATTTAAAAATTTTAATGTTAAATAATACTAATTTTAATGAAATGAAAAATAATAAAATTGATAAAATTAAATCAATTTTAAATAATACTTTTAAACCTAAAGAAATATTATTAGAAAGATTTTAAAATGTCTATTTTTATGTCAAATAAAGAAAAAAATTTTATTGATGGAATTACAAGAGAATTAATTAATGATGTAATTAAACAATCAATTATTTTTTATAAAATTAATTCAGAATATACAAGGGAAAGTAATATTTATGGAGAATCCTCAACTAAAGTATTTTATCCTGGAATTAAATTTAATGCTTTAATTGAATTTTTAGAACCTGAAATATTAGCAACAAATTCTGGATTATCGCAAACAAGAGAATTAATTATTTATTCTCAAAAACAATATTTATCTGATTATAGTATTTTTCCTGAAGAGGGGGATTTTATGTATTGAGATGATCAATATTTTGAAATAACAAAAGTATTTGATATTAAAAATTTAGAAGGACTTCCAGATAAAAAAATTAATATTCAAATCGAAACTAAATCTTCTGATTCATCTCAAATTAATATAATAGGAAGAAGATAATGAATATTAAACTAAAAAATATTATTTTAAAAGAAGCAAAATCATCTGCTTGTATTAAACAATTTGGACAAACATTATTTGGGGAATTTTCAAAATGATATGGACAACATGTTGAAGATGATACAAAAACTGAAAAACAAATTTGATATTTATTAAAAGATTGAATTAATGGTAGATGAGATGGAGATCAAAAACCGCCTTCATTAAAAAAGGCGTTTTTACAATTACAAAAATGTATGTCAAGTTATCCTGAAGTTTTAAAACCAAAAACAAATATCCTATATAGAAGTACATTAAAAACCAATGAAGAAATAAAAGAAAATGTTAAAAAAAATAATGGAAAATTTTTATATAGTCCTCATTCAGAAATTCAAAGTTGAACAACTAAAGAAATTGAAGCCAGAAGATTTATTACTACAGTAAATGATTATAATAAAATAAAAGTTTTATTAAAAGCAAAATTTCCAAAAAAGGAATTATTATTTAATGCAAACTTTTTAGCCACTTTAGGATTATATGAATTAGGTGAAGATGAATGAGAAGTAATAAGAATTTCAAAAAAACCTATATTATGTGAATATGATATAATATAAACTAAAAAGGAAATAAATGGATAGATCAAAAGAAATAAAAATTACAAAAAAAGATTTATTACAAAATAATGAACAATTGTTTTCTAATATTGATAAAACAATTTTAGATTATTTTAATAATGAATTAGATTTACATGTAATTGAAAATAATAATAAAGTAAAAGTTCCTATTATTTTATCTACTCCAGAAAGATGAAAACAGTTACAAGAAGATAAAGGTTTAAGAGATAATAAAAAACAAATTATATTACCAATTATAATGATTAGAAGAGGTAATGTTAATTTTTTACCAGAACAATATTATATACCAGAAAAAAGAAATTTTGTTACTATTATGGAAGGAATTCCAAAAGAAAATAAATATAATGATTATAGTAGAAGAGAAGATAATTCAATTCCAAATAAATATATTGTTCAAATAGAACCTCCAACACCAATAGAAATTGAATATGAAATAAGGTTACAAACAAGATATATTACATCTATGAATTCTTTAATTGAACAATTTATTGTTAATAAAAATAAAGGTAGAATTGTATCTAATGATAAATTTAATCTTAAATGAGAAATTGATAGTATTAGTGATGAATCAAATATTGAGGATTTTACTGATGAATTAAGAATTATAACTAATAGTTTTTTATTTATGGTGGAAACTCAAATTTATAATAAATATAAAAATAATAAAATGAATATTATTAAAAAATTTACACCGCATAAAATTATATTTAATGAAGTTTTTGATTAGAAAAAAGGGCTGGTAAAAGTGCTTTAGAAAACCAGCCCATCTATGTTTAAGGAGGATTTTTTATTTATTTAAAATAAGCATTATTAATTTACTATTTGAACAATAAATAATTTTTTTAATTTGATAATATTGATTATGTATTTCAATATATTCTCCTTGTTTTGGAATTGCTGGTAATTTTATTTGACTGCCAGTAAAATCTTCTAAAAAAGTTGTTTCTAAAACAAATGTTATATCAAGCATATTTATTTATCCTTATTTATTAATTTAATCAATTTAATAACCCCATTAAATGGATTTTTTCTATCTAATATAATTACTGAAATACAAAATATTATTAATCCAATAAATCCTGTTAAACTAAATAGTAATGTAAGTATTAATGATAAAGTATATTGGGATTTATTTTTATGTTCATAATTAAAGTAAAAATATGAACCAACTACTAATATAAATAATAAAATTCCTATAAAATACATAATCAATACTCCTTTATTTTTTACATATTAAATATAATAAATAAACTACTAAAAAACAAGAAAAAAATCATATAAATATTTTTATTTTTAAAAAATATTAAAAAAAATTAAAAAAAACTTAATTTTGATTTTTTTAATATATATTTATAATAGAATAATAATAAAATTAACTGTTTAAAAATAGGAGAAAAATAATGGCAAAAATGGTAAGTCCTGGTGTATTTACACAAGAAAAGGATCAAGGATTTCTTCCTCAAGCATTAGGCGAAATTGGAGGAGCAATTATTGGTCGTTCACCAAAAGGACCTGCATTTAAACCTACCATAGTAAATAATTTTACTGAATTTAAAAAATGGTTTGGGAATGTTAATTCTGAATATTTATGTTCATATGCAGCAAAAGATTATTTAGAAAATGCAGGAAATATGACATTCGTAAGAGTATTAGGTGGCGGTGCTTTTACATATAATAATGTAGGAGAAATTACTTCTGGTAGTGAATTATTAGCAGTAATTAGACCAACCTATGGATCAGATGCTTCAATCAATATGAAAGTAACAGGTTCTACTTTAACATTAGATGATTTTGATTTATATGTTAGTCAATCTGGTGGTGAAACTACTTTTTCAAATGTTTCATTAAGAAATACAGATACAAATTATTTAGGTAATATTATTGGAACAAATCCAAAAAATACTACTTATGATGTTTATTTAGATCATGTATATTCTGCTGAAGTATCAAAATCATTAGCAGGAATCGATGGTAATGGAACATTAACTGAAAGTTCAATTACTTCTTCCACATCTGCGGCAATAACAACTAATGGATTTTCAAATGCAAGTAGCCCTACTATTATATCTCAAACTTTTGGAACTACAAATCATGAATTATTTGATATTCAAACATTAGCAGATGGAACTGCAGCAAATCAAGAAATTAAAATAAGTATTTCTGATATAAAACCAGCAGATGATATTGCTAATTCTGATTATGGTAAATTTACATTAATTGTAAGAGAATATAATGATACTGATATTAATCCTGTTATTCTTGAAACATTTAGTAATTTAGATTTAAATGAAAATTCTCCAGATTATATTGCAAGAAGAATTGGTGATCAATATACAGTAACAGATTCTGAAGGTAAAATTACTGTTTATGGAGATTATGAAAATATTTCTGAATATATTAGAATTGATATGAAAAATTTAAATACAATACCAAAAGAAGCAGTACCTTTTGGATTTAAAAATTTAAAGAAATATAATTCAAATACTCCAGATCCAGTATATCAATTATCACAATCATATAATAGTGAATATGATGATAAAGTATATTTCGGTGAAGATTTTACTGCCGCTAATGTTGATAATTATCATACTTTTTTACCAACAAATGCAGCAAATGCAAGTACTGATTTCTTATTATCTAATTGTATTGAATATGTTAATAATACTTATTCTGGTAGTTTAGTATTAGCAAATACAGATTCTACAAAACTAAAATTTTCCTTTGGATTTCAAAATGGATTTGATGGATATGATCCAAGATTAGCAGTTGTAAGCCAATCAACATTTACAACAGCAACTACTTCTGGATCTGTTGAATATAGAAAAGCAATTGATACTGTTGGAAATCCTGAAGAATTTGATGTTAATTTAATGGTAACTCCAGAATGTAATCATAGACAACATAGTGCAGTTACTTCTTATTTAATGGATAAATGTAGAGATAGAGGAGATGCTTTAGCAGTTATTGATCCAGGTCCTAAAGAGGATAGTATAAATACTGTTATTAAAACAATTCAACCTATTGATAATTCATATGCTGCAACTTATTATCCTTATGTAAAAATTAAAGATGAAGAAAATAATAAAAATGTGTGAGTTCCACCTTCAGTATTAATTCCCGGGGTATTAGCATATAATGATAATATGGCTCATGAATGATATGCACCGGCTGGTTTAACAAGAGGTGGATTAACAAATGCTATTGCAACATATAAAAGATTATATCAAACAGATAGAGATAAATTATATGAAGCAAGAATTAATCCAATAGCGAGTTTTCCAAATACTATTTCACCAGTAGTTTGAGGACAAAAAACTTTATTAGCGGGAACAACAAATAAAAAATTAGATAGAGTTAATATTAGAAGAATGTTATTAAAAATAAAAAAATTAATAGCATCAGTAACAAGATATTTAGTATTTGAACAAAGTGATGTTCAAACATGAAATAGATTTAAATCTTTAGTTAATCCAATTTTAAATGATATTAAAAATGAAAATGGATTATATGATTTTCAAGTTGAAATGAGCGATGATACCACTATTTCAAATACTGATATTGATAGAAATATAATGAGAGGAAGAATTTGATTACAACCTACAGAAGTAGCAGAATTTATTCCGATTGAATTTAATATTATGCCAACAGGTGCTACATTTCCTGGTGCGTAATCAATAATTCTAATTAATAAATAAAAAAGGACTAATTTTATTAGTCCTTTTTTCATATATATTTTTTATTTCCACAATCTCAAATTCTATCAAATTTATTCAGTTGCATATTTTCTCATTCTGTTAAATTTTTATCAAAATATTCTATTTTTTCTTCTAATTTATATTTTTGAAAATAAATTCTCGAATAAATATTATTTCCTTTAATATAAAAATAATTTGGATTTGTATCTTCTAAAAAATCAAAATTTAATTTTTCATAAATTTTACCATCAAAAAATCTTATATCAGAATATGTTATAATTGATTTTGGATTATAATTTTTAATAAAATGTTTAAATAATTTATTAGCGCTACCAATTATAACATAATTTAATTTATTACAAAATCTTGAAATTTCTCATTCATAATTTTTATTATATCTAGATTTTACAAATGTCATTAAACTAACTAATTCATTTTTATAAAATAATCCTAATTTAATAGAACTTTTATCTTCACCTTGTATATGGTTTTTATTTAAAAATTGATTTTTTATTTTATTATCAATAATTAATTTAATTTGACATTCTCGGGCTCCTATTTTTTTATCATATATATTTAAATTATTTTTAATAATAGATTTAACAATATCTTGTTTATTTATTCATTCAATATCTCATATGTGTAATAGTTTAATTCCTTTTTTATTACATAATTTGGTTTTTTCTAAATGATATTTTTTATCTTTTCCTCCTGAAATTTCTGAATGATAATATATTCCATCTAATTCAATCGCTAAATTAAAATCTGGTATATAAATATCTAATTCTTTTTTATTTATTAATCTTTTATTATATTGTATATTTTTTATATTTAATTCATTTTCAATAAAAAATCTAATTTCTTTTTCATAACTTGATATATTTCCATCAAATTTAAAACAATTAGAACATAAAGGTAAATGATTATGATTTATAAAAGTAGATTTATAAATTTTATTACATTTTAAACATTTAAATTTATAATTTTTATCAATTCCTGAAAAATCATCTAAATTAAATAATGGTTTAATAAATTTATTTTTTAATAATCTTTTATATCTTTTTTCAAATCTTTTTCTTTTATAATATAAAGATTGAGTAAAATATTCAACTTTATATTTTTTTAAATTATTTTGTTTAATTTTATTTTTTATAATTTCACTTTTAGAAATAAATTTATTACCATATTTTTCTAAATTAGTATTTTGTATTTTTCTATTAATTATTTCAGAACCAAATCCTATTCCATTATATTTTTCCTGCATTGTATTTTTTATTTTATTGCGAATATTTTTATTACCTAAAGCGGATTTAGAACCATATTTTTCTAAATTAGTATTTTGTATTTTTTCTTTTATTATATTAGATTTTAATCCTATTCCTCCATATTTTTCATTTAATGTATTTAATTGTTTTTCTTTTATTTCATTTGATTGCATTGCCCATTCTACACCATAAGTTTTTAACATAGTATTTTTAAATTTATTTCTATTATTAAAATTTTTATTTCCATATTTTTCTAATTTTGTTTGTTTATTTTTTTCTATGTTGTTAAAATTTTCATTTCCATATTTTTCTAATTTTGTTTGTTTGGATTTATTTGAAATTTCTTTTAATTCCTTTTTAGATTTATTATTTCATGTTTTTTTACATTTATTTTTTCATTGTTTTGATTGAGATATATTATCCACCCTATATTTTTCTTTTATAGTTTTTTTCATATTTTGTATTTTTTTATTTATAACATTTTTATCAGAATTTATTATTTCATTTGCACATTTTGAAGAACAATATTTTGAATATCCTTTTCAATTTTTAAAATTAGATTTATTATTACATGATGGATTATTACAATATTTTTCATTTTTATTTTCTAAAAAATATTTGTCATAATATTGTTGAAATGATATTTTATGTTCTTTATTTAAATGTCTTGATAGTCATCCTGTATTTTTAAATTTTTTATTACAGATTTTACATTTTAAATCTTTATTCATTTTATTTTTTCCTATTTAAATTGCTGAATTTATTATAATATTTAATATAAATATTTATTTAAAAAATTATTTTTAAATAAAAAAGGACTAATAAAATTAGTCCTTTTTTCATAATTAATTATTTTAATTTTCTAATTATCTAATTTTTTTAACTTACAGTCAATTATATTTATAATTTTTTCTGTTTGAAAATATCTTCCTTTTAAAAAATTATCATTAACAAAATTCGTAATTATGGCTTCATTATTAATTAATGACATTTCTGTTAATAAATCAATTTTTAAATTGATTAATTGTATCTTTTTTTCTGAATTTATTTGATCTGTTGTTAATTCTTTATATTTATTTAAATTCATCTTTTTCTCCTTTTTAATCAACTTATTATCTATACAAATTCATCCATAATTTAGATTCAACTACTTCTACAATAATAATACCTTTTTTAATACCGACATCCTCTTGTATAAATGCTTCTAAAAGTTTAATTACTTCTCCTTTTTTTCCAATTAATAATCCAGGAAAATGAGTTTCAATTATTACTTTTATTTGATTTTTTGTTTTTATGGTTTTTACATTAACAATATAATGAATATTAATTTTTTCTGAAAACCATCTTGAAAAATGATAAATTGCTCTTCTAAATTCACGATTATCAATTTCTTTTTCTTTTGAAAATAATTTTTTAAACATTATTTAATCCTCCTTTTACATTCATAATAAGTTTGACCTACTTTATCCCACATAGCAGTTTTATCTGCTAATTTGATATATTCTTTTGATAATTCTTCTAATTCATTTTTATGTTTAATTAAAATTTCAGTGATTTTACAATTGATATTATCCAAATAATTATTATATTTTGTTGGAAAAATATGATAATCGACAAATTTTAAATTTTCAATATCATGCATAATATTTTGTACAACTTCATTTTTTGTTTGTAACTTCATTTTTAAATCTCCTTTTTTAATTAACCTTATTTACATATATAATATAAGGAAGTTTATAATAAAAAACAAGAACTTTTTATTAAAATTTTAATTTATTTTATATTTTTATTCATCCTCTAAACTATCAACCAATTTTTTATTCCATTTATTATTTCTTTTTACTCTTTGTTTTTCTTTTTCATATTCTTTTTTATGATAATCAATTTCCCAAATTATACTATTTAATTCTTTATTTTCCCATTCTTTTATAGAAATTGATTTTGGAAATTTTGGTAAATTTAAATCCCATTCCATTGAACTTTCAATTTGTTCTTTCATAAATTTTTTAAATCCAATATGATCTTCTGTTGGTGGATTATAATTTTTAACTTTTTCTAACATAAATTCATATTTCTTTTTATTTTCATAATATTCTTTTAATTTTTTATTGTAATTTTCTATTTCCTTATCATTATATTCATCTATTTTCTTTAGTTTTTGATTGAAAGTTAATTTTTTAAATTTCTTTAGTTCTTTTTTTGCTTTATTTAATTCTTTTAAATGATAAGAATCCACTTTATATTCTGGAATAGGTTCATCTATTGATTTATCTTTTAATTCTAAATTTGCCCCGAATGCATGCGCACATTTTAAAGCATATTCTTTAAATGTACATCCTTTTAAAATATAATAAGTATATCCTGTTGGCATAATAAGTCTCCTTTTAATTATTTATCTTTATTCATCTTTATATAACTTTTTTTGAATTCTTTTATATATAGAAGATTTAAATAAAATATGATCTTTAGATAAATGATTTTTTAATTCAATTAATAATAAATCAATATCAGCATAAGTTAAATTTTTATCATTTAAAAAATTATTAATAAAAATTTCATAATTAATTTCATCATTCATACTATCAATATCTTCATTTAATATACCTAAAAAATTAAATTTCTTTCCTTTTTTAGTATATGTAAAATATTGTTTTACATATCTATCAATGATATAAAAAATCTTTTCTTTTAATTCAAAATTGATATCTTTTATTGAATTTTTATTTTTTCTAATATAAAATTTTAGTAATTTTTTCATTAATTAACAATTTCTTTTAATATTAATTTATTAGAACAATATGAATTTCTTTTAAAAATTGTATTAAATTTTCCAGTCCAATATAAACTATCCTTTGGAATAATTGCTTTATGTATTTTATAATAAAAAAAAGTACAAAAATTAAATCTATTTCTTAACATTTTCTTAGCATCTTTTAAAGTTATAAAAGAATGAAAACCATAAAATATTTTATTATCCATTTCGTTTTTATTTTGAAATAATGATGAAGTATATAATTCGTTTTTATTCCAATAAAAATTAAAAAATGGAGAAAATATATGATGATTATAATAAATTCGATGTTCCCGAATAACATATACTACAATATCTTCTTTTGCTATTTTTGGATTTTTTTCTTTTGTTTTTAAACACATATTTTTATCCTTTTATTACTGCAATTGGTTTTAATTTATGAATAATTTTAACTAAATCTTTTTGATTTTCCATTACTTCATCAATATTTTTATATGCTCCATCTGCTTCATCTAAATCTTTTTCGTTATTTATCGAATGAATAATTCCTTGTTTATTCATTTTATTAATTTCGTCTTGTAAATTTAATTTTTCTTTTGCTTTGGTTCTTGACATAATTCTGCCCGCTCCATGAGAACAAGACATAAAAGAATCTTTATTTCCTAATCCTTTTACAATATAACTACAACTTCCTTGTGAACCTGGAATTATACCCATTTCATCTTTTCTTACTCTTGTAGCGCCTTTCCTATGAACCAATACGTTTTTCTTAAAATGATTTTCCATATCAACATAATTGTGAGCAATATTTAAAATATTAGAATCAAAACCAATATGTTTTTTATCATATTTTTTAATACAATTTTTTACAATATCCATAATTCTATACATCATTAATTTTCTATTTGCTAATGCAAATTCTAAACAATATTGCATTTCTAATAAATAATTTTGTCCTTCTTTTGAATTTAATGGTAAAAATGCTAATTCATATTCTTTTGGTACTGAAGAATACCATTTTTCATTTAAATCAATAGCAAGATTGTTATAATGTTTAGCCACTTTATATCCTAAATTTCTTGATCCCGAATGTAACATAATACATAAATTATCATTTTCATCTTTTTGTAATTCAATAAAATGATTTCCGCCACCTAAAGTTCCTAATTGATATAATGCTTTAGTATATTCTTCTAATATTATTGAATTATTTAATTGACCACTAAAATGATTAATTATTTTAGATCCATCTGGCATATTTTCTTCGCTTTGTGATTCTTTATGATGAGCAAAACCTACTGGAATTTTTCTTTTAATTATTTCAACAATTTTTTTATATGTATCATTTGAAACTTTATTATAATTTAAATCAGATTTTATAAAACACATACCACATCCAATATCAGATCCTACAGCATTTGGTATAACTACATTTTCTGTTGCTAATACTCCTCCTATTACAACTCCGTATCCTTGGTGAGTATCTGGCATTATTGAAATATGTTTATGTATAAAAGGTAAGTTAGACATATTTTTTATTTGTTCAATTGCTCCTAATTCAATATCATTTTTATCATTTACCCAAATTTTTACTGGAAATTTTTGTTCTTTTTTGTTATACATTACAAACATAAAAACTTCTTAATTTTTGTTTTTGATTATTTCTTTTTCTGTTATTCAGATAGCCATCTAAATAATTCTTTTCTATTTTCAAATTTGTATGCTGCTTGAATATCATTAAGAATATATTTTAAACAATCTTTAATATTTCTTTCTTTTGAACTTAACCATACTTTATTACATACCCCATAACACTGTTGAACACTAATAGCCATATAAAACCAACCTCCAATATGATCAATATATCCTTTTATACCATTATTTTCAATAAAACCAATATGATCAATATTTATAATATCATTAATAATTAATTCTTTTGATTTTGGTGGATTTAATATTATTTCTTGCATTTTTGGCTCCTCTTCTATAAAATAAAAATTACCGTTTTTAATTCTTTTTTGAATAATATTACTAATTACAATTTTTTCTTTATTATTGTAATAACATGTGGTTACACCTAAACTTGGACTTTCAACTATAACACTAACATGTGGATTTCTACATAAATTTACATATTCTACAATATCTTTAATATACTTTCTTACTTTCATAATTTAACTTTCATTTTTTTTATTTATATTTTTTATAATAAAATTTATAATTTATTTTTTAAATTTGAATATTTTTTTTGTAATTCTTTAATTTTAATTCTTACTTCTTTTTTAGAATTAAAATATTCTTTAATAATTATATTATCTTGAAAAATATATTCTAAATATGGTTTATAATAAAATTTATTATTTTTAAAATTAAAATATATTTTATTATTCTGTTTATTATAATGATTTATACATTGTTTTATACAATTTATTCCAAACCACCTTTTATCAACATTTTCTTTTCTAATTATTATATTTAAAATAGGAATTTTAATTTCTTTATGATATTTTGGCATCCAAATATCATAATCATCAATATATTCTTCAATTTGTAATAATTTATTAATATTAACTAACATAATATTTTTCTTCTTTTTTTATTATTAATTTAATTAATTCTTATTCCTTTTAACCAATTATCAATATTTCCATAAGTTGAAGAAAATGCACTTTCTCCAATATAATCTTCATAATCTTCTTTTAATTTATTAAAAAATACATCTTCAATATTATTTTCATCAATTTCAAGTAAATTAATAATTTTTTTCATATTTTTATTTGAAATATTTTTTACTATTTTTTTATTATAGTAAATTTCATTTATAGTAAATTTATCATAATCTTCATCAGGAGAAAAATCGAAAAAAACATTTAAATAAAATTCTTTTTTTTCACCTTCTTTATATAATATTTCCCAATTCATAAAAATTTCCTTTTTTAAATATTTATTATGTATAATATAAAAAAATTTTTATTAAAAACCAAGAAATTTTAAAAAAAATATATATTTTTTTAATTTTAATATATATTTATTTTATGAAAAAGTAGAAACAATTATTTGTACTACTTAAAATTGTTAATTTATTAATAAATAACAAAAAAGGAGAAAAAAAATGACTACAAAATTAACAAAATTTAATTCCCCCTTATTTCCATTATTAAAAGATGATTTCATTTCAGCAGCAGATACTTTTTTTAATGATTTCTGACCAAAATTTGATATTCCAGATAATAATAGTATTAAACTATTAAGTTCAACTGGGTATCCTAAATTTAATATTAATGAATATGAAAAAGAATATGAAATTGAAGCAACTGTTCCTGGATTAGAAAAAAATGAAATTAATATTGAATTAAATGAAGATGAAAAAATATTAAAAATTAAAGGAGAAAAAGCAAAAAAGAATGATAAAAAAATTATTCAAAAACAATTTTGTCATGAAATTAAAAAATCTAAATTTATCAGGTCAATTATTTTACCAGAAAATTCTGATTTAGAAAATATCAAAACTAATTTAAAGAATGGTATTTTAACTATTACAATATATAAAACTAATGGTATTAAAGATAATAAAAAAATTAAAAATATAAACATTGATTAAAAAAATTATAAAAAGAGGTAAATATGAATAATAATCAACAAAATCAAAATTAAACAGAACAAGTTTTAAATATGCAAGAAATCTTAAATGGATTACAAAAAATTAATAAAATTCAAAAAAATTTGTATGATTTAGCAGATACATTTAATAAATTTGGTACTTTATTAAACAATATGATTCAACAGCAATCACAAAATTCAAAACAAAATCGACAACAACTTCAACCAAATTAAATTCCTAACCCTCAAAATAATTAGGAAAATGAAAAAAGGCTGATAATTTTTATTAGCCTTTTTTATTAAAAAGAAGCAATCTATATTTTATCTCTTATTTAAATTTCAACATCTATTATTTTTTTATGTTGAAAAGATTTACATGTTTCACTAAAATATTTTCCAGCCTTTTTCATCAATTTAATCAATTCATCTA